ACCCATACATCATATGATAACAAACTTAGTTTTTCAAATGATTTAGATAGTATAAGAAACACCCCTAGAAGCAAAAAAACAAAATCAATTGAAACTGGTAGGGTAGAAAAGGGTTCATACTCGTCTCAAGAATTTAAGACTGTTAGCAAAAGTTTTGAACCTGTTCCATTTCATACTGTTGAATATAAATTATTACCAGCGTCTCAAAAAATTAACACAGTTGATGACGTGAATGTAAAAAGATATTGCACAAATTGTGGTCACAAATTAGGAAAGACTAACAAATTTTGTGGACAGTGTGGCACTAAAGCCTAAAAAATAAAATAAAAGTTAACGCAAATAACCCGAAGAACTTGCACCTTCGGGTTTTTTATTGTATATTTGTAAAAATAAAAAAAAAAATGAAAGAAGAATTATTGGAAGCTTTTTTAAACGATGTTAAAAAAATAGTTGCAAATAACCCTAATGACACTGATTTAGGAATAGCTATAAGAAGTTATTTTAACAGTTTGCCAGAAATAATCAAAAATTTTAAACAAGAAATAGATAAATACTAATATCTTGGACCTTTAGAAAGATTATCATTCCACCATAAAGGTTGAAGATTGCTTAAAGCCCAACATTCCTTAAACTCTGGGTCATCCACAGATTCAAATTTAAAACTGGTCATCGGTCTTATATGGTCAACATGCCATTCACCATAATTATCCCATGTCATACCTTCCGTAAATTGTTTTTCCAAATGAGCCATCAATTCCTCAATACTATAACCAAGCAATGAAAATGTTTTATTAGTTTTTTTAATACCACGTTCTTTAAGCAATTGCCAAACAGCTGTACGTGTTCTAATACCTAAACGATATTTTGGGTCCTCAGCACGTCTTTTACGCTCATAATCACGTTTATATTTGTTCACGTGTTCTCGATTATCTTCTCGCCATTTAGTATGTAAATCACGCAAATATTCACGGTTATTTTCAGCCCACTCTTTATACCATTCAGATATAATTTCTTTGTTATTTTCATAATACCTTTTATTAGCTGCTGACTTCCCACCTATATTTCGTCTACCCGATGAACCAATCACAACACCATTTTCTTTTAATGTTCTTATAATAATTGTCTTGTGGATACCCATTCGTTGACTAATAGTAGTCGAACCCAACATTTCATCATTATACATTTTTAGACATTCATCTATTTGTTCTCTTGTTAATTCAATTTTTTTGCTCATAATTATAAATATATTAATAAAAGTTTAAAAGGTCAAGTCCTATAAATAAAAAAGGTGAGATTTCTCTCACCTTTTTTAAGTTATATAGATATTTTATTATCTAAGTTCTGCTACGTTGAATGTTGGAACACCATCTACTCTTACGTGGCCGTAAAAGCGATTATTCACAACTTTTTTAGCGTAACGAGTCATGATACCCTTCACTGGAGCGAAGTTGAAAGGATTGTACATGGTAGGAGTAAGTTGCAATGGCACGTATGGTGCGTAGATGTAACCTGTATCCAACAATGATTTACCTTTGTGACCGATGATTACAGAGTAAGATGGTGCATATGGGTCACGGTATACTTGATAACGACCACCCAATGTACCGATTCTTTCGATACCCATGTTATATTGGTCTTGCTCAGGGTTAGCATCAGATACGTGGAAGTATTCTAAGTCATCGAATACAGCTGAAATTTCAGAAGATACAACGATGAAGTTAGCACCACCACGAAGTGTTGACTTGTGGATTTGAGCAGAGATTTGGTTAATCTTAGTGATAAGAGTTTGGTTCCAGTCCTTTTGAGTGTAAGGGCTAGCAGCAGAAGAAGCTCTTCTCCATCCGTTGTAGTCCCAACGCAATTGCCATGCAGCAGCTTTACGAAGGTCTCTAAGGATTTCACGGTCAATTTCCGCAGCAACTTGCTCAGAAAGCATTGCAGTCAATTCAGCTTCAGCATCAATGTTGTGGAATGCACTAACGTCTTGAGCCAATTCTGGTGACCATGTTGCACGTAATTTTCTTTCTTCAACAGCAACAACAACTTCATCAAGTCTGAAAGAAACTTCATTCAATTCAGTTTCCAATTCAAGAGAAGCGTATTCAGCCCAACCAAATACAAAGTTAAAAGCAGTAACAGCAGAAACTGTACTAGCAGAAGCACCTACATAACCATCATAAGTTGCGGTACCAGCAGCAGCAGCAGCAGCAGCAGCAGTTGTACCTACAGGGTGAGTAAGGTCAAGCTCAACATACATAACACCATTTGGTGTAGTCAATACTGGATAAGTTTGTCCGTTAGAAGTAAAAGTATTTGTTGTTTGAACAATACCTTGACCGTATTTTTGAGTTACAATACGGAAAGGAACTTCCTGACCAGCTGCTATAATAACGTTGTTATCACGGTCTTTAATAGCTGAACCAGCTACGCAGTGCAATGAAGCCAAGAATGATTCAGTGTCCATGTTGTTACCATCAGGACCAGTCAATACTTCACGACCACCACCACTATTAGTTGGGTTGAAACCACTCATGCTAAACATAGCATATCTTAGCGAACCATCATTAGCAGTTGGGAAAGATGTTGTACCAGCTGGGGTTAAAATAACAAACTGACCATCTGAATTTAATCTAACAGCATTAGCGTCAGCCAAAGTGTAAGTTCTAATAGTAAGGGTACCTTTAGATTGGTCAAACATACCATCATTGTAGAAAATGTCATACAAGTTCTTAGCCATGAATGGAGTAGTAACACATGTACCAGCAGCTGGCAATACGCAAGATGGAATACCAGTAGAAGCAAATGATGTGTGAGCTGAATAGATAGTGTTGTAAGTAGCGTTGGTTGAGCTAGTTCCATCGTAGTCGTTACCAGCGTTACCAGCACCGTCTACACGGCTAGATGTAAGAGGTACGAAATAGAACAATTTACCGATAGGCATGTTCATAGCTTGAACTGACACAACGTCATTAGCTAATAATTTAGAGAAAACACGTCTTACGATAGGGAATACTACTGTTTCGAATGAACCAGAAGAAGTCGCAGTTGTAGTTTCAGTCAACAAAGTTGAAGCTTGGTTTTCATACAACTGAGCGATGTTTTCTTTTACGTGGCCTTTAAGACCTTCAAGGAAGCCTAAGCTTTCCCATTTTGATTGGGTTTCTTTACGGATAGCCTTCATGTGGTTTAATCCGATGTTACCCACTTGTCCAGATGTTAATAAATGTGACATAGTTTTTAGTTTTTAGTTTTTTTTAGTTATTTGTTTTCAACTCTTTGAATCAAATCAAGGATTCTCTTAGTTGAAGGGTCAACATAGGCGGTGCTTTCGTTTAATTGTTTAGAGCTGCCAGTGGTACCCTCTTTCATTATTTTTCTTTCTATCGCTTCACTAATTGGCTTTCTAGAAGCTAATTCGTTAGCAATAGTTTTGTATAACTTTTTGGACTCTTTAAGGTTTGTAACTTCTTCATCAAATCTTTTGATGATGTTTTGTTTTTCACCTTTGGTTGTCGCATGTTCCATGAACAATCTTGTTACATAAGTCAAGTTGCTATTGAACACTACAGTTTCTACCAACTTTGTTCTAAATTCTTTCAAAGCTTTTCTGAATTCTTCATTCTCAGCTTTAAGTTTTTTAGATTCAGTCAATAAAGTATTGTATTTTTTTGCTGTTTCAGAAACAAGTTTTTTAGCGATTACAGATTCTTTAAGATTATCAGCACCAGCACCTTTAGGTTGACCTATGTTTGCTTTTCCTGGCAATCTATGAGCTTGACCAGAACCAACAGGAATAGCCTCTTCAATAGTTTCTTCTTCCTCTTGTTCCTCCTCTTCACCTTCTTCTTCCTCGCCTTCTTCCTCTTCACCTTCTTCTCCATCTACATCAGCCAAATCAGAAGGTTCACCTTCTTCATCACCCATTTCGATTTCGTAGTCTACTTCATCACCACCTTCAATGTCGTCAACATCAACATCTTCAACATCACCAGCCATTTCATCATCCATGTCTAGGTCTGAAGGTTTAATTACGTATTCTCCTGGTTCAGAGACAGTTAGGTGAATTTCGTCACCAACGATTTCGATTTCGTCATCACCGCTTAATTTTTTGTAAACTGCGATTACGTCATCGTCAGACGCTTGAGTCAAGTCCAATTCTTCTGATGCCATTGCATCCATACCTTCTTCGTATGCGCCTTCTTCGTACATACCTTCTTCGTACATACCTTCGTTTTGCATACCTTCTGTTGGCATTTCACCCTCGGTCATTTTTGATTCAGATTCCATCTCAGATTCTTCAACCTTTTCGGCTGCGCCTTCTTCAATTTCTTCTTCCACATAAGCCTCTTTAGCTAGAGACTCTTTCACCACACCATCAATTTCTTCCTTAGCTACGCTACGAAGTATTTCTTTAGTGTTGGCATTGAGAGCACTTTGAATATTTTGAATATCCAAAAGAGCTTCTTCAAGTATTGATTTTTTGTCTGCCATTTTGTGTTTGTTTATGTTTTATTATTAGATAAATACGACAATATCTATCTTATTTGTTAATAAATATGTCTAGTTTTAAGAAAAGACAAGACATGTCAAAAAATTTTATAAAAAAATGCTTATTCTGACAAGAAATTATCAAGTTTGTCCTTCAAACTTTCTTTTATTACATTTGCTTTTTTCTCAACACTTTCAACGTAAGGTTTAGCTTCAGCAATATCTCTAAATATCCAAGCATCTGGTGTTGATGGTGCAGTAACAACATCCCAACAAATTATTTCAAAATCGTCTTGAACAATTTGCTCACCATTTCTACCTTCTTTAAGTGAACCAACACCTCTAGAAGAGACACCAATCTTAATTCTATTTCTTAAAAGATTTGCAACCTCATCACCTTTGGTTGAAACGATACCATAGTTTATAAAACCTGGTGTCATAAGTATTTCCATTTTACCCATAAGGGTTTTACCTTCCCACCAAGTTTCAATGATATTGTGAGATATTCTATCACCAGCTATAATGCTAGATTCTGGGTGGTCTAATTCACCAACAGCGCTACGTTCTCTAATAGCTTTCTGATATATTTCGTTTTGCTTTTTTAAAACTTGTTCTGGATATATTCTACCATTACGATTAAGAACTCCATATTTTTGTAATATAACATAAACAACTAGCGGTTCTGCAATTATTATTTTACCACTATCAAGTTTTTTGATTTCATTTATGAACGCTTGATTTCTAGGTTCATCAGGACTAATATAACCAGCATCATGCTCGATTAAATAACCGAAGCCAGTTTCTCCACGTCTAAGCGTTTTTATTTTATCATAATTTATATCCATATTTGCTAGCTTATAGATATAAATATCATATACAAACAAAAAAACCCCAGATTTATTTGTGGGCTTTGTTTTTATCTTTTTCTTTTATAAAAATCAAATGTGTCACACTTTTTAAAAACCTCGTCAATTAATACTTCTGCTAGTTTATTCAAACTTTCTTTCATTTCTTCAGAATTAACTGGTTTCATAACATTCAAATAAAGTGTTGTTTCACAACTCATAAAACTTCTTTTTCCTTTTCTTATTCCAGATTCCCTCAAATCCAAATCAACAATTGTCATTTCTTTGTTGAGCTCTAAATTAGATGAATAAGCAAATAATACTTGCTTTACTTTTTTGTTTAAATTCCTAATTGCTCGATTGTAGTTTTCATCACAATCGTCTTTAGGCTCAGCCCAAGAAGAAATATTTAGATAAACCGACTTTGGATTCTTATTATTTACACTTCCAAAAATTACATTGAAATCTTTAAAAATAGTTGATTTAATTTCTTTACCTGTTTTCATATATTACCTGGTTTTTTATAACACAAGTATAATGAAAAAAAATGAATGTGTCAAGTGGCTATTTTAAGTTGCCCCACAAAGCTATTGCAATGCCAATTGCAATTTGAACAAAAGTAATAATTGCTATAGCAGCAGCCCAACGATTCTTTTGTTTGTAAATCTCGTCTTTAGCCTCTTTCATATTAGTTAACTTTTTATAAAATTTATATATTTATTAATAAAAACTATGGAAGAAAAAAAATGTTATGATTGTAAACTTATATTACCATTAAATGATTTTGAAAAGTGTAAAAAATATAAAGATGGTTTGCATTATAGGTGTAAAGTTTGTAAGAAAAAATACAGAGAAAAAAATAAAGAAAAAATTAAAATTTTAAATAAAAAAAGAGACTATGAAAAAATGAAAATAGTAAATAAAAATTACAGAGAAAAAAATAAGGAAAAAATTAAAGATATCAACAGAATAAGTGGTAAAAAATATAGAGAAAAAAATAAAGAAAAAATTAAAAAATATGCAAAAGAATATTACAAAAAAAATAAACATTTAAAAGCTTGGAGAGATATGTTAAAATCTTCATTAAAAAGATTAGGGCAAAAAAAAGAAGCCGCTACTATTGAATTACTTGGTTATTCAGCATTAGAATTAAAAAACCATATTCAATCATTATTTGTTGATGGTATGACATGGGATAATCATGGTGAATGGCACATTGACCATATAAAACCAGTAAGCAGTTTTCCAAAAACAACTCACCCTAGTGTAGTTAATGCTTTGACTAATTTGCAACCATTATGGTGGTTAGATAATTTATCTAAAAATAAATTTATTTATTAAAATAAGTTAATAAAGCTAAGGCAACTCCAAATAACACTTGAACAAAAGTTATAATAGCTATAGTAGCTGTCCATCTATTTTTTTGTTGGTATAGCTCATCTTTAGCAGATTTCATCTGGGATGGCGACCAAACATCGTTAACCTTTTCAATCCATCTGGAATGAGTATCTACTTTACCTTCAACATTTTTAACTTCGGTTAGTTTTTGGTTCAATTCAGAAAAACGACTATCCATGTCAGTTCTCATCCTGTCATAGTTATCATTAAGTCTCTCAAGTTCTTTTAAAACAAGCTTACTGTAATCTCCCCATGTTCCTGTTTCTTCAGCCATGATTATAATTTAATGTTGTTTAGTATGTTGGTTATCTTTACACACATTTTTTCGTAACACTTTATCTTAGATGTTGTTGTTTTTAAACTAGAGACTTCCACTTTGCCGTCATCAATAACGTCTTTTAATTCTTTTAATATTGCATAGTGTTCATCGTTAGGTGTTCTATTGCAAATCTTTTCTGTTAATTCTCTTAACCTTAAGATATTTTCGCTAGGTATTGTGTGTGATGCCATTTTTAGTTTTCTTTTAAACTACTTCTAAGCTCAACAAGTTTAGAGACATTTTTTATAAAATCTTCATTTATTTCTTGTTTGTCACTCAATAATCTATCTTTTACTCGCAAAAGTTTATCTTTTGTTTCCAAGTCAGAACCCTCTAATTTTTCGTTAATTAAATCAATACACTCTCTAACAACTTTACCATAAACTTCTTTCTTTTCATCATCAGTTGACTCAATCAATACTTTTATAATTTGTTTTTCTGATTCATCTAAAACGCCATATTTTTCATTATACTTATCAACCATTATGGTTGTTAACATACTATTTGGTAATTCTATAGTTTCAGAAGTAACTTTTTCCTTGTTGTTAATAATATAATCAATTATTTTGCTAGTTGCCTCAACTATTGTATCAACATTCTCAGCTGATTTAGGTGTGAATATTAATGTGGAAATATTTTCATAAAGCTCTTCGTTCTCAACGTTTGAATTTTTTTCAAATAAAGGTTTTTCAACCAATTTTGAATTTGCTTCAAATATGTCTTTTTTACTGTATTTAGAAAACAAATCGATATTCTCTTTTACAAACATACTGGCCTTATTGATATCTTTCTCTACTTTTTGTTCAATGTTAGTGTAAACCAAAAATTGTGTTTTAAGTATTTCGTTTTCTTTTAAAGACTTAACATAGTTTTTAAACAACTCTTTTTTTGATTTGTCCTCTGACATAACGCTTTCGGATAAAAGCGTGTTGTAAACACTTTTTATATGACCGAAATTTTTTGTTATTTGAGTTAAATTTGTCATGGTTTTATTTTACTTAATAAATATTGTTATTTTACATAAAAGAGATTACTCACCTAACATTTTATCAATGCCGTTTATCATATCATCAACATCTTTGTTTATTTTTACGTTTTTATCGTAAATTTTAACTCTCTCGTTAATCTCTTTTTTTGTTGGTACGATAGAATCTAATAAAGTGTCAACAAATCTACCTTGATATTTTTTGGTTCTATCATCTAATTTCTTTGCCAATAATTTTTTTTGCTCTTTCAATAACTTATCAATTTTTTTAACTGATTCTGTTACTTCAGTTGGAGCAGCTTCTTCAGCACCAGCTTCAGTAGCTGCCTCTTCAGCACCAGCTATTTCAGCCCCAGCTTCAGCCTCTCCACCAGCTTCAGTAGCAGCTTCAGCTTCACCTTCTTCACCACCTCCAAAATCTAGGTCTTCACCACCTACACCTCCACCACCAAACGAACCGCCTAAACCGCCTCCACCGCCACCTGTGGTAGTAGCACCTTCTTCACCTTCTCCACCAGCAGCCTCTCCGCCTTCACCACCGCCTTTAAGCGCTGATTTTATGTCTCCATATACTCTGTCAACTATATCAAACATACCAGTATGTTTAATTACATTAGCAGAATTAGCCAATTCAGCAGCAGCCGCTTTTTCAAGTCTTTGTTCAAGCAAATCTTTTTTGATTTCATCATCAGACATTCCTAATATATCTCGTTTAGCTCTAGTCATTGACATAGCTGCGAACCCATTACCTGCATCAGACACAGCGTCTTTATAAAGCGTTACTTTAGATTGAGTGTGTTCAATTTTAAGCATCTCAGCTTGAGTAGATGGGTTATTAAGTGTAAGTGTAAAGTTATCAAAGTCCTCATCAAAACCTAACAAATACAAATGAATAATGGCAATCTTATTAAGCTCTTGAAGCATTGATTGTTGGATTCTGTTTATAGTTCTAGAAAAACGAATATCTTGTAATGCAAGATTTTTACCTTCACCAGCTGTTTCATCAAAACCTAAAAATGGTTTTGGTACACGCAAAGCTGTAAATAAATTATTTCTCAAATATTCAATATCAGCAATTTGGTCTAAGTTGCTGGCACCTGGTAGCGTATCAATAGGATTTGGTGCGTCTTCAGAGCGAACTGGAATAAAGAAGTCTTGGTCGTTAGATAATTGATTATATCTAAGGTCCATTTGACCAGTTTGTGGGTCAGTGATTGGAATTCTCTTAAATCTATCAGCAATTTCATTTACATATGCTGGTACATCAGCGTCATCGATATTACCAACGTATATTTTATAAACACGTCTTTCTGGCGCACGAGTTACACGATAAACCAACATAGAATCTTCAGATAATATAAGCTGTTTCCAAATACGTCTGGCCTTCTCCAAAATTGACGTACCATATGGTAAACGTCTGTCATCACCAGTTAATCTAAAATGAGCAATTTGCCATGAATTAAATTCAACATCACGGCCTCTCCAATAAAATTTAACTTTGTCTGCAACTGGTACATTTGCATTTGGTGTTTCTCTACCAGTAATCATGTCAAACAAACCACTTTCCCTTCTTTCCATTTCATAGTTTGGCATTTGTTTAGCGCCAGTAACACCATGCACGTCATCAATATTCAAAAACACAAAGTTGTCACCATATTTGCATGTATTTCTAGTCCACATTGGTAAAGATGTATGAATATCTAATCTGTTGAAAAATAAATCCTCTAAAATACCTTTAACACGACTGCTATCTGAATAAACATTAAGTACTTTACCTTTATCACTAAGAGTCGTTGATTCTTCTGCCATGATATCCAAAGCAGCTGCAATTATTGGGTAAAATTCCATCGCTTCAAAATCAGAATATGAACCAATACGAGTTGTTTCATAATTTATTGATTGTTGAAAAAGGCCACTCTCAACCTTTTTCCACATTTGAGCCAAATATTTGTTTTGTTGTGCTTGTAGTTTAGCTCTTTCAAAGTCAGCTCTACTGTCTGTTTTAAGCAATACATCGTTACCCATATTGTAACGTTGTGGTTGCGGTTGACTTTGTTTTAATTTTGCCGAATCAGGACCTAAAATTTGCCCTAATCTTTGAAATATAGTTAAATTTCTATTTTCTGCCATAATATTATTTTTTTATAATGTAAGTTTTAATTCTAAAAAATAAAGATTACTGTACGTAATCACATTCTACATATGCTAATCTTTCTTGCTTACCTATTGGGCTAACAGATAAAGTATAAACATAATTAGTTATCCAATCCTGACCTTGAGACCCAGCCGTTGCATTACAGTAATATGGTTTTTTTTGAAAGTTTTGGTTTTTCCTAACATTAGTTTCAATAGGTGACCATTTGTAAAGTTCAACACCGTAAGTTTTTAAAATAAATACTTTTTTTGCCATTTTATTTAGATTTATCTCATTCCGTTAAATAACCACATGTATTGCCCTAAAGGGTCTTGCATATTTTTAGAAATTGCTGGGTTAAATTTAGGTTTTGGCGTTGCCGCCTTATGTCTGTTTTCTTTGCTAACAAAATTACCAGATGCTGGTTCTTCCTTTGTTGCTGGTGAACCAACAACCCAACTACTCAACATCGCTTTATTTTGTTTTTCCAATCTTTCTAGATTTTTAAAAGAGTGCTCAACAACCCATAAACACATACCCATAGCCATCAGCAAATCATCATGATAACCATCCATGTGGTCTGGTCTACCATTTTTATAAATAAACGTTTTCATTTCAGATGTCATTCTAACTGAACGAATTTTGACAGCGTCCGTTCTGATTTTAAACTCCAAATTTGATATCATTGGTAAACGAACAGATGTTGCTTGAAAACCTGGAACTTTGTTTTCTTTGTTATAGCTTGTTAGTTCTCTTTGTCTTGCAGATAAAACTTTTCCGTTTTGATTGTCATAGTGCAATCTTTTATAACCAAATTCTAATAACTTAAGAACTGTAGTAACACCCATACCACCAGTCACGTCCACTACGGTATAGGCTTTGTATAAATCGCCATATTCTTCTACTATTTGAGCCAATAAGTCTGGTTGCATTTTTCCTTGGTATTCAACTACTTGTTCCATGGTTGTAAAATCTAATATAACCATTGTGGATGAATCTTCACCATCACCTCTAGATACGTCAACTCCCATGATGTATTGGTGACCTTCTTGTGGTTGTTCCCAAATCCAAATGTCACCATCTGGCCCAGCTGTATATAACGGTTCTTTTACGTTAAAATTATTTTGATGTTCGATATACTGTTCATCAATAACGTTTCCACCAGAACCAATAAAAGAAACGTCCAATTCTTGAGCAATCATCTTAGCGTCATTGTTCATACCACGACACATTTCTTCGTACCATGAAGAAGTTGGTTTCCAACCTTCTGCAATTCTTCTTTGATAAGAATCGAAGGTAAATTCAACCTCGTGTTCTGTTACCTCATCTTTAGTCCAACGTAAATCTTTATTGTAACGCAAGTCTTCATACCATTTCATTTCAATGATATTGAAATTGTTTTCCTTTTTTCTAGCTTGGTCGTATGTTTTGTAATATAAAGCATCCATACCTCTTGGTGTAGAAATAAGAGTTGCTTTACCACCAGTACCTAATGCAGTCAGTGCAGCACCAAATACTTCAGCTCCATTATCAATGTATGCTGCTTCATCCATTACAAGATATGTAGGTGTAAAACCACGCAACGCATCTTTTGATGTGGCTACCGCTTTTACACGACTACCATTAGGAAGTTTAATTTCTTTCTTTGAATCAGTAAGGAATATTGATTTTTCTTCGTTTTTTTGATTACCATAGTATTCAGCGCCCCAAACCCATCTTGGTAATTGAGAAACAAACTCTTTAATTTTTGCCAAAAATTCAAATGCCAACTCTTGTTTGTTGGCAATGATAAGAACAGCTTCTGGGTTTTCAGAATCAGCAAAACCAACTTTTATAGCCATATAAGCTGCTGTGGTTGTTGATACACCAGCCTGTCTTGGTTTTGTGATTAGATTAAATCTATGCTTTTCATATGCGTGTATGATTTCTTTTTGTCTAGGGAAAAGCTTAAAAGGTACGAATCCTTCTTGAGTTTTGTCAAATGTCTCCAAGTAAGTCTCAATAGCGTATATTGGACTAGTCAAACATTTGGCATACTCTTTAAATATTTCATCTCTCGTTAGCATGTTCTTTTAACTATAAATATGACAAAACATAATAAAAACGAGATTATTAAACAATTAAGGCTCCAATTTGGAGCCTTAATTTATTTATTTTCGTTATTTGAATAAATCTTCAAACGTAAATCCCTCGTCTGTGTCATCATCTGGTTTATCACCCATAAGCTCATCAAAATCAAATCCCTCGTCTTTTGTTTCTATTTCATTGTGTGAGTTTATTTCGTTCATTGCTTCATTGAACTCGTCTTCTTGCATAGAAGCTTTTATCTCTTTAACAATGTTTTCTATTATGTTTTTTCCTTCTTTTGTACCAGCCATAATTTCACGCATTTTGATGTTAAATTCTTTAACTGGTAAAGAAGCCAAATCACAATAAATTTGATGTTTTAAATTAAAATCATCTGGGTCAATCATTGAAGTGAAACTTCCCCATAAAGCAGGCCCAAGTCTCATATCCCACGGTTCAGCAGCTAAGAAATCTGCTTTGTTTATAACATATTCGCCAATTCTTTTATCTTTTGGCAAACCATGCGCTGATATAAGTTCCATAACACCTTTAACCAGTTCATGTATAAGCACTGGGAATACCATTGCTTGCGCATAAATAACAGCTTTAGGGTTAGATTGTGTTGGAAATTGAACACTAACAACACCACCGTTAACACCGTTTTCCATAGCTGGCATTATGTAATACATATAGTCAGCTGCTGACATCATCTTAGAATATTTGTTTGGCAAACGTGGGTCCAAATTAGTCAATTCTTCATCAACCATATGATACATATGGTTTGTTTTTTTAGCAGCGCCTTGTATCATTGCATTCATAAACCTACGTTTATAAACCTCTTCATTTGCGCCAACCATTTCATCGTGATTCATAAAATCAACCTCAACAGCCATAGGTTTTGGATTCTTTTTGGTTCCAACCATGTTTATTTCTGAAGTCAATTCAGCGTGTATCTCAACAACATCTTCGCTCATATCAAACTCTTCACGTATCATCTTCTCAGCCAATTCTTCCAAAGCTTTTTTATGCTTTGCTTCAATACCCATAGTTTCATAAACCATAGGCATCATTTCTTTCATTACATCAGCGTTATTTATCACATCAACATCGTGAGCTCTTTTATAACGATTTGCAACTTCTTTAAAACGCTCACCCATTATTTTTTCTTCAAACATTGATTCGTCACCTTCTGGAAAAATAGGATGTTTACCCAAAGAATGTTTTCTCATCATCAAATCCTCTTCAAGTTTTGGATGCATTCTTTCAGTCAAACCTTCTGGATATAAAACGCTTTCATTTAACGTTTTAGGTTTGCTGTTACTTTTAAGTGCGTTCTCAACTATTTTTCTGTAGTTACTCATTGTTAATGTCTTTTACTTTAATAATTCTTTTTACTTTACTCTCAGTTACTGGTTGTTGTGTATTAACTTTTGACAAATCTTTTAACCCACCAATTAATTGTGACAATCCATTTCTAGGGACTCCAATCATTTCAGCAAATGCTGCAATAACTTCTCTTTTAGCAACTGGTGTTTTAATAGTGTCTACAATATTTGAAGGAATTCTTTTTTTAATAAGGTCCATAAGTTTTTTTGCTTTTACATTCATTTCCTCATCACTTTCTTCACCAGTTGGTGTCACTTCAGAAACCATGTGTTTTTTAGGGCCAAAAACTTTACCTTCAAAATATTTTTTAAATTCTCTAATACCCATGTATCTCTCTTCTTCATTCATGGTTGCCTTAGCTAATTCCTCTATTGTTTTAAATTTTCTGAATTTACCAGTTTTTTCGTTAACAATATAGTGTCTATATTCACCCAAACCTAAAGTTGAATCTTGTTTTTTTACCTCATTTGGCATTTCTACAGCTTCTTTCATGGGGTTTGCTATATTCTCTTCAAAATATTGCATATCGTGAACAATATTATTTCCACTATCATCCATATCATCAAAACAATAAACACCCATAATAACATTGTTATCTGGGGTTAATGCTCTAACCATTTGATATCTTTTGTCACCTATTGAAAAAGGTTGTGACACCTCACCTGTTTCAGCATCTTTAACGTTTGACAAATACTTAATTGTAGCTCTGTCTTGTGGCTCAATAACACCGTCAGTTTCCATTATTTTCTTGTCAATCGGAACTATATTGACTTTTTGCCCTTTTAAATCGGCTAATGTTTGTTTTAATTCTGCTTTTGGTACCATGATTAATGGCGCATCGGCTTCGTTTACTTTATTTTGTTTCTCCATGATATTGTTGATTATAGTTTAATATTAGGTCTTTTTCATATAACTTTTCTTCCACTTCTTTTATTTTTTCACCAAATTTAAAACAAAGTCTCTTATCTGGATATGAATCATAAGCGTTTATATTCTCCCAAGCCAATGCAATAACCCCATCAACAGCATCCCAAACAGCAAATGTATCGCTGTTTTGAACAACATCCAATTTTAGTTCTGATTCCAAACGACCAACTTTTTTAATAAAATGGTCATGCGGAGCCTGTGGTCTTCCAGAAGCTGGAAATGTATCCCATTCTTCTCCGTCAATATTTTTGGTTGTGTCGGAAAATATAAACTCAAACAAGTAATTACCTTGATAATTCTTGCCAACCATATTAACGTATATGAGATACAAATCTTTCATTAGTTTATATACATATTTAATTCGTAATTACCGCTTTCCATTCTATAAATTTGAACTTGTAAAGCTTTTCTTTGTGGTATACCACTTTTTGTTAATTCTTTGCTAAATCTTTCTGTGTGACCATAAGGTACGTGTTGAACATCATTCATATTAAATTCAACTTCATCATAACCTCTAGCAACACTGTAATTTATAGCAGCATCTAAAGCACTAGACAGAGTTTTATGGTATGTTTCGTAATCAAACTTACCTTCTTTGATTGCTTTTGGGTCTGGTTGTACATTAGGCATCGGTAAAAAAGGCTTATCTTTTCTACTTGGTTGTTTAACAGGTTCAACTGGCGCTGTTTTAGGTTTTACTGGCGCTGGTTTTGTCATTGGTTCAGCCATGGTATCATCTTGTCCAAATGTTTCTCTTAACATATTTTTTATAATGTTTTTAGGTTCAAAGATACTCAAATTTTCTGACATTGACAAGTTTTCATTACTTTTTTTACCCCAGCTCTCACCTTTTTTGGGGGTTCCACAAGCTGAAGGTGTTGGTCTACATGCTGGGTATTTTGCTCTTTTTTCACCTTCTTCTCTACCACATGGTTTACATTTTTTTCTACCAGTTTCTGGGTCTTTCCTACACGTGTTGCAATCAACCCATCCTTGAGATTTACCTTCCCCACCTTTTCTAGCAAACCAACCATGAAGACCTTGTTCTTTTTCTTTTGAAAAATCAGTTTTTTTGGCTTCGTTTGTTTTCATATTGTTGTCAACCCAAGATTGTAGTTCATGAACATCTGGCGCATAGTCTTTACCTTTTCTTCTGGTAATTGCATCATGCGCTTTTTTAATCATCTCTTTTGAATATTTTTCTGAATCTTCTATAGACTCATTTCTTTTTTTTCTACCTTGACAATGAGCTCTTTGGCTAAATCCTTTTGGGTTACTGCAATCTATGCTTCTTTTGTATTTCTCAGACCATTTTTCTTCAATTGGTTCTTCATCAACTTCCATAAGTTTTTTTATAGTGTCATAATCATTGTTAAGTATTTCAATTTGTGTTCTTTTTGAAACTACTTTATGATTATTATCAACATAAATAAAAGGTGCAGTATGTAAAATTATATCATCTAGATACATCTGCATTTGAAAATGATTTACTGGATTTTTACCTTTATTAACAAAATCAATTTCATTTACTCCACCAACTAATCCTTGAGCTAAATCGTATAAAAAATGTCTAGCAACCAATTCATTTATTTTAGCAACATCATTTTCATATTCCGTTTTCCACATAGGAATCCATTCCTCTGCCATTTTTTTATTAAACTCTTTGATAGAGAATAATTTGTATCCTTTAATTTTGTTTAATATTTGTTCAAAATTTCCTTCCTCTGACTCATTGGTTTTATTTCCCCAATTAGCAGCACCAACTTTACGACATTTAACAAGGGCACCACTAGCATAAGCTGATGGCCATACGTCATATCTAGCTCTTACTTTATGGTAACAAGCATCCTTTTTACCTTTTTTCTTTTTACCCTCCTCAATGGCCTCATAAACAACCAATTCATCATCTTCAAACTTGGTTTCGATAATTTCAACCATCAAATCTACAGAACCTTTGATAACCCTATGAAATGTGTTTTTTGGTATGAAAAACTCTTCATTAATATTTAACTTTTTTGGTAACTCATTATCAAATTGAACCAACCAATCGTTTTCATTCAAAGGAATAACTATTCTATCTTCACTATCACGATGCCATACCAGTTCTTCACTTTCAACAAGATGTGAAAATGTTCTTCTAATTATGTTTCCAGTCTTTTGTTCTGTATATGGTTTCATGTTACTTTTTATTTTTTTCTTGCCATTTATAGGAGATTGAATCTTCTTCAATAGGGCCACCCTTGGCCCATGTTCTACAACTTCTAGCTGAATGACACTTAAAGTGATGCATCCAACAATATCCTAGTCTACCATCGTCATCAGACACAGGTCCTGGCATACAATCATCCATCCTAGGCGATATATCAAATGCGACACAGTTACCACATTTAGATTGCATAGCCGCTTCAACACTAGTATTCCAATGGTCAGCTATCTTTTCCCAGAAATCAGCTGGCTCATCAACATTTAATGGGCCATATTGAATGTGCGGTTCATTTATTGCAGCATCTCTATTTTTGGTATTTAATTCCAAATCTTGAGTTGCTTCTGGGCATTCCATTTCTGGTTTACCCAAAAGCTGTTTATTTTTACGCTCAATTAAGCGCTGTTTTTGTTTTGTTACTCTACTCATAATTAGTTATTTATTACCACCATGTACCACCACCAGCTAAACCTAATGACTTAGCATATCTTGGTAAACGGCATGCCCAATACCCTGGGCTAGTTCTGTCTGTCTTTGAAGGGCAGTTATGTCTGTCTGAAAATGCTTTTCTAGCTTTAGGGTCTCTTAACTTCACAGCCAAATTACCACCACCAGACTTAGCGCCAAATGATACTTTTTTAATATTACCAGATTGAGGGTCTCTTACGTAAACATAAAATTTCTTTGAACCACCTCTTTTAGGTTTACCCAATTCAACTTTTTTACCCTTGTACTCAGCTTCATTTATTTCTTCTGTTTCAGCTTCTTCATAGATAAAATTCATCTTAATCTTTTTACCTTCAAGCATGATATATTGATTATCAAATTCATTAACAATAAATGCATCATTTTCATTAAGTTTAATAAGCCCTTTTGAATATAAAGACTTAACTTCTTTAATCAAATTAAAATATTTTTCTGAACCGACTCTATATATTGTTTCATTCAAAGGAATTTCATTTTCAATATGGTATTTTAAATCATCAGAAACCATCATTTCTTTATGCAATTCCATTGGAGCTGACCATTCATCTTCCATTTTAAATTCGTCATCAGAATCTACATGGTAGTCATTTAATCTACCTTCTATGAAATGATAAACTTCTTCAACATCATCAGCTGACGTTGCAAGGTGGTCTAAAGCCCATCCATGACCATCTGACAATAAAGCATCTACTTCATCGTAATTCATTTTTAATAATTCACCAGCAGCGTGATGAATTGTTTTAAGGTTCTGCCAAAACATGTAGTTATTTGATTCTTTTTCCATAGGATTGTGTGTATTTTGATATTCAGCTTCTTCACTACCTTCTGGTGCAAATATGCTTAATTTTTTAGGATTGTCAATGAACATGTTCTCTTCAATTTCTTTTTCACCACCAAAATCTAAATCACTAGCTGGTTCTTCAGCTGGTGCCTCTTCTGATGGAGCCTCAGTGTCTGCTGGTGCTTCTTCATCTGGTGCTTCTTCAGCTGGAGCTTCCTCGTCACCAACACCTGATTTTCTAACTTTGCTTATGATATCTTTTTGGTCTTCAGCATCCATTTCACCTGTGTGAGTCGCTGACAATAAAGAATTAATCGCAAATTTCTCTAATTCGAAATCTGGTTGACCTTGTTCTTCAGTATATTTTCTAAGGGATTGTCCTAATTTACCAGTTAATTGTTGGATAAATTTCTTTGGGTCCGTTTCTTCATCAGCTTCAACACCAGCATCAAATGGTTCATCATCAAATGGTTTATCATCTGTTGCTGGAGCTTCTAATGCTGCGTCATCAACTGGCGCTACTGGTTCTTCAGCAGCTGGCTCAGCCATAGGTTCTTCAATTGGGGCCTCAACAGCTGGCTCGCTAGGAGCAGCTATTTTTAGTTTATATTTGGTTTCTTCGTCTAAATTAGTTTTTAGACTTTTTTTTTTACTTCGCCTTCAGCAATACTGTCAATTATTGAATCAATATCTTTTAAAGCATTAAGAATCGAAAGCTTAGATTCTTTTACATCTTCTTTTTTACCAGCTCTTAATTTTTTAAAATCATCAGCATCCAACTTTCCGTTTTTGTTAACATCAAGTTTTTTTTGACCGCCTTTAAGTTCTTCTTTAGCCATCATCTCATCAATGGCTATCTCAGCCTCAGTCATTTCAACTTCATCCATATATGCTTCTTCATACATAGATTCATCCATACCCATTTTCTTTTTAACATCCATAACACAAGCTTCGTATTTAGCTTTATCTTCTCTACCCACACTAGCAGTGCAAATAGCCCATGGGTTGTTTTTCTTTTTGGCTTCGTCCATATACATTTCATCCATGTACATTTCATCCATTGGTTTGTTACCTTCTAAGTTTCCTTCACCAGTAAATCCATTACCTTTCATTTCAGAAAAACCAGCCATTCCAGCTTCTGAAATTAAATTGTCATTCAAAAATACATTGATTTCACCATCATAGTTGTGTGCTTCAGCAAGACTTCTAAATTTAAGATTCAAATGTTTTATTGCCTTTGCGTATGAAGGGTAGGCTTCTTGCTTTTTGTTCTGTAAACCACCTATATATTTAAAATCTTCAGCAACCAAATTTTTGGTTTTGTCAGTTTTCTTTATATACCATTCGTGATTTTCTCTTACAATAGCGTAAGCATTTCCATCTGGACCCATCTTGGTTAATTCAACAACAATGTTTGATTTGTTTTCATTGATTGATTTAATACCCATCAATTGTTTCATACGCTCATTGATTTCTTGACCTTTGAGACCTATTGGGTTAATTAATATATTCTTTTTCATATTTTATAATTTCTTTGAATGTTTATTTTAAAATAAATATGTAGCTAAAGATTAAAATTACCTAGCATCTATACTTCCTTGGTAAACGTTATTATTATCACCTAGCAAGAAACAACCAGTACCACCACTTATTGTATTAACTAAAAGAGATATTGTAGAAGAGGCGCCTATATTTATGCTGGTTCCGTTTATGATAGCTGAACAACCAGCTGACCCTCCATATACCTCACTATACGTATGTGCTGAAAATACAGGGCTCTGAGCAGGTACTATTATCGAATATACATTATTAAATTTTGGCATTATTAAATGTTTTCTTATAAATATCAGTAAACGTAAGAAAAACCAAAATCAAACCTATTTTTACTAAACTCATAAATTATGAGTTATTCTTAACTTCAATAAATGCTTGTTTCAATGCTTCTTTAGAATTAAGGTCAGGATTTTCAGCTTTTATTTCAGTAAGTTTTTTAATAACTTTACCTAATTCTTTAAGTTTTGGGTTGTCAATATTAACCATATTTTAATATTTTTAATTAATCATT